CCAGGATTTTCCTTCTCCTCCGGTTGGGTCAACATAGAATCTGACTGTTCGGTCATCGGCGGGGGCCTCGAGATCGGTGAGAAGGCTAACCTGCCACTCTCTTGGTTCTCCTGTTCGGATAACCGGTTTGGGGCAATAGCTGTCTGCCATGGCCTCAACGGCTCGGGGATACTTACCCCAGAGCGCGGGAAAGAAATCCATGAGCTCTCTCCTGTCAGGTCGATGATCGAGCTCTTTGCACCAGGTATGAAACTCATCCCAGTCGGTCCTTTTACCAGCTGGGCTTGGTAGGACACCATATTCGCTAAAGTCTCCATCCTTAACTGAATAGGCCCGACACTGTTCAGGAGAACCTCGTGCGACCTCAAAATGAGCTCTTGACAGCAAACTGCGCATATGCGCAAGTGTCTTTCGTTCATCAAAGCAGACAAAGCCTTGGAGATGGGGAGTTCCAGTGCCGGGAGCAACTTCTCTCCCATAGATAAGGTACGAGCACCCAGCGGGATGAAGCTGGTGCAACAACAGCACCTCATCGCCAGTAGGGTTGTTGAGGGTGAAGACATAGCGTTTAGCACCATTAGGCATTATAAATTATGAGAAAAGAAAAGGCCAGAAGTCCGAGGTGTCTTGGTAATACTAGCAAGACACCCACCTTGGCCTTTCCGTTGAATGTCCGTTGCCATTCCCATAACGGACAATATATATGTGCTTATAATATTCCAAAATGTCTTACTTAAGGAAAAGATCTAACACATACAAAATGGGGTCACGTAAGCGTGCACGCACGACTCCGAGTCGTAGAAAGCGTGTTCCACGAGTCCAACGGAAATATAAAAAACGTTCAGTTATAAGAACGTTAGCATTATCATCAATGCCTAAACTAAACCCACAAGTACGCGTGGCTGATACACAAGTGGATACTCGAGTATTATACCAATACGGAGTAGATAACATTCCCTATACTACAGCAGCGTATGATAGGGAACGAAACAATATTCTTATGAATGGATGGCGTGTCAAGCTATATGCTAAAAATATAGCTAGTCCACCGTTAACCCTAAGATGGGCTATCATTCAAAACAAACAAGGAGTAACACCGACGTCAGCAAATGGTCTAGTCCAATTCTTTCAAGGTCCAACAAGTATCGAACTGGGAGTAGCATTCAGTACTTCACGTACTGGATTAGAAATGAATACCTTACCAATAAACAGGAAGGTATACAACGTCATAAAAACTGGACGTTTCACAACAGCAGGGGCACCAACATCAGGTGTTAATTCAGGAGCATATGGAAATGCCAAACAAATGGCATTCTACATTCCATACAACAAAAAGATCACTTACGATAGTGACCTAGCGGCATTACCGTTCCTACCCATGCATTTTGTATACTGGGTAGATATTCCAGATACAGCTGCATCTGGACTGGGGAATACAAACGTCATGAGATTCACTCTAGACATTGTAGCATCATTTCATGATGTTGCATAAGCTCGCTACGCTTCGCTCTGGGACACGCTGCGCTAAAACCAATATATCGATAGTTGGTTTTGGGCTAATGGGTTCGCTACGGGGGGCATGTGCCCCCTTCGCTCACGGATAGTGCTTAATTATAGGTGAATTAAATTATATCTATCTTGAGACATCTTAGACATGTCAGGGAACTCGTTAGAAAAAACCACCACATGTGGACAAAAATCTAACAACTTCATACAGGACTCATACTTAGGACTCAATATCATTCGATCCTTAAGCATTTCTAGGAATCCATAGTTGAGGAATTCCATGGATCCTCTGGGCACGTTAAAGAGAAAGATTCGCTTTCCCACATCGACCATGTAGGCGAGGTCATCACGTTTTCCAGGTCCAAGGAGTTGAACATCATCTCGTTGGGAGAGAAGGTATCCACAGAGCCAGGATTTTCCTTCTCCTCCGGTTGGGTCAACATAGAATCTGACTGTTCGGTCATCGGCGGGGGCCTCGAGATCGGTGAGAAGGCTAACCTGC